GCATCAGCAACACCAGCACTAATCTGTGGCGTCGGTGTTGTCGGGACGGCGGTCTCCAGTGCGAGTTGCGTTCTGACGATCGCTTCGATATCCGCAGGGTTGGCCGGCATTCCCACGAATTGACCCAGTCCCCCACCATAGTCGAGATTCCAGAGATAATCGCCCGCATTTGTAAGTAACCGTCGGCACACGCGCTGGCTAACCACATCGGACCCAGTCGAGAGGGCCAGATCGCCTCCGCTACTCACTGCTAAGTCACTTCCCCATTCGTGAAAGATATCGTACATATTTTCTAGTCCAAAGGAGATGGTGCGCTGGTTGTTTCGTTCGGCGGCAATATATGCGTGTGGGAATTGTAATGTGCCCGCAGTCCTGACAGAGGCCCATGTTGATCGTACACGTCGCCCTGGACGTGGAGATCGCCGTTTATACGGATAGTCCCATCGTTGCAGAGTTTGAGAAAGCTACCACTCTGATGCATGAGCCAGAATTCGCCTCCCGGTGCCACCGGTGGCATTTGTTTGTTCGAGAAGCTTCGGCCAATGATGATACCTTGCTCTACGTCACCCTCCTGGGGAACCAAAAGGACCTGATCACCGGGGGTAGGTGGACAGACCATTCCCCAACCACTGCCGACCCATTGCGATAATACTGGAAGCCAGCCGGACAAAACACCATCAGGCTGAATAAGCACACGGGCCGTAGCGTTCTGGGAATTCACCGAGGTTACGGTGCCAAATTTTATCTGCCCCGACGATTGATCCAAGCTTGCTGCATGAGATTTTATTGCGTTAGACAATCTCTCGGTCATGATTCCTCGGCATCAGAATAAAGTCGTGGCACAGATCGATATAGATCAAACAACGACGGCGCGGATTATCTGGCTTGATCCCGAAGTAGCACTGTAGTGGCGTTCAATATTGTCAATTCTATATGTCGTATCGAGCAGGGAACCAGTCTCATCGATCAAAATTTCCGTCCTTGGGGACAATGTCAGATCCCAGGGCATCTCGATATGAAGCAATATGCCGAGGCGACTCAACTCCGTAGCATAACGTCCCGCGGCGTCAGTGACTTGCTGCGACGTGAAATTAGAAGCGGAAAATAGAAAAGGTTGATTGTTCGAGGTCGAAGAAGTCTGTGTTTCTCCGCCATCACCACTTGGACTGTTGCTGTCGTAGGGCGTCATATTTTGGGAGTTCCACGATTGAACCCGGGCTGTCGCGTTTGATGCGATCGTCAAAGTTTGTTCGAATCGTATTGTCTTAACGTCACGGAAACCAATGCGGATGGGCGTGTCAGTCAACGTGGTCGACGGTTGAAAAAACAGGGTGGAACCCTGAACAAATACGTCGAAGCTGTTTTCGCGGGCGAGTTGCACCATCAAATCCCAATCCGAGCGAAGGCGCGAAAATTGCCCAAGCGACAGCCGTGTGTAGCCGTCACCGTAATAGCGTCCCACATTGCTAGATGTGGCGGTGACGACTGGCGTGAGGCCATGATACAGAGCAATGGTCGAGGCAACCTCTGAAGCCGTTTGGTTTACAAAATCCTGTTGACGGTAGGCATCAATCATGGAAGCCGACAGATCTCTGCCCTCGATTGCAACCGTTCCTTGTATAGGGTCGATGTGAATTGTGTCGATCATCCCACTGATCAGGCTATGTAAGGTTGGGTCAAATGCGGTAACAACACCGATCTCGACGAGGGTCGAGGACAGAGAAGACCAGAAAACTATATCGCCTAACGGCAGCGGACCCATGGCGAATGTCAGAGCGTATGAGTCCGACGAGAAGCAATTGCTTGTTACGATAGTCGCGTGAATTAGCCCTTGGATTGGACTGCCGTTTAGCGCGATTTGAAATTCTATTCTTTCTGCCGCGGCGCTGGGCATCTATTGGGGACCAATTCCGTCGGAGAAAATCGATGAGAACGGAGGAATGACGATATCATTTTGACCAAAGAGCATGGGATCATGCAAATTGTTCGCCCGTGCTATGTTGACCCACTGCAATGCACTACCAAGCTGCACGGCGGCAAGTTCAAATAGATTCCCGCCGATCACCGTTATGGTCTGTGTATCAGTTCCCTGAGCCATTTAGGTTTGTTCCTATCCGTCCTACGTAACACCCCGCGTTGACGGCCGTCGCCAATAATCCGGCACTGTTCACGGTAGTGGCGAGCGCCTGGCTAAAACTGTTGGGGTCCGTGCTTGCGTCGATCGGTGCGATAAGTTGTTGTGACTGCGTTGTGATTTGGCTATTGATAACATCTAGCGCAGCTCCCACCGCAGCGACGGCCTGTACCTGGTCCGACGTACCGGATACCAATGCGTTAGTACTAGAAAGGGCGGTCTGTAGTGAAGCCAGTGAGATCGTAGAATTAGACACCGAGGACAAAGCGTTCCCGAGATCGGCTGATATCAGAGCTGATAAGGTTGATGTTTGCGCGGCCGCGACTGCGGCTTGGTGGGCAACGACACAGCTTACCTTGTATGGAATCCACCAGGGACTACGATACTCGGCAACGAAGCTTTTGACGACGACTCGATGTCTGAATGACCCCCAGGTCAACCAAACGATATCACCAGATAGGCGTAGACTGTCGAATGCTCGGACCCTGGCTTCAGCATTAGGGCCGGAAAACGTACCTTGAAAACTGATTTCGCCATCGTCCGGCCCCAGCCGCTCTACAATCCTCCTACCACCGGACAGGTTGTGGACAGCTAGCCTGTAACGACCACCAAAGCGGACCGATGAGGGAATTTCGAAACCTTGGAGACCTATGGCTCCGATTTGTATTGGAGAGTCCTGCAAAATTCAGGTCGCTTCCATGAAAAATCAAAATGTACACGGTAATATTCAAAAAGGGGCGACGCGGCTTCGTGGTATTGAAGCTCGAGGGTCCACGCCGGTCATGCCCATGGCAGGTTTTCCCAATGTTCGTTCTAGATGCTGCACCGTCCACCGCCCAAGTGCCGAACCATCGATATGCAGTGTCGAAATAGTCGGCCTGCTGCGTTTGGGCTGATTGCTTTCGGCCGTCCCATCCTGATCCGCCGGGGGCGGCTGATATTGTGCGGTAGAACTCTGACTGAATATAGGTTGTTCGCTACGCGGTAGGGAAGGATCTCGACGGGAGATTTCTCCGCTGTCCGTGGTGGTTGCCAGCGGATCTGGAGAGACTTCAGACGCTTGGAAACGCTGCTCTGGCGAGGAAGTGCCGATAGGGGCGAGTGGAGCTAGATCTTTTGATTTAAATATGGGATCGCCTGAACCGCCGATTAACGGACTTCTCTCTCCGGAGGCAGAAAATTCTTGTCCGATGGCGGGCCGCCGCTCGGGATACGTTTCGAAAGACCTTCCTGGCTTGGCAGTGGTATTCAAGTTCGACATTGCCCACCGCGGCAGGACGTCACTCGTCGATGCGGACGCAGATCTTACGAGGTGAAGAACGTTCGGAAGACCAACACTGTCGATCGGTGATGTTGCTCGCTTGGACACGGAAAGCGATAGTGCTGGAAAGGTATTTGATCGTGCCGAAGCGGCCCGAGTAACTTGAGTCGAAAGGACGCTTTTGCCGTCTGTCTCAATATCTGACGCCGACGAACCGCGGCCCGGCCGCAAAATTGTGGACGGAGCCATGAAAAACCTTGGAAAGCGCAATACCCGCTGTAGGCTGAGGAACCAGGCAATTCGTTTGGCGTTTGCCCTGAGCATACGTGTCAACCTCATCATCGTCGTCTGCGTGGCGCATTATCGCGTGCCTACGGTGGGTCGCGTCCATTCGAACCTCGACCAGTCAAAGGTGTGACCCTCTAAGGTTCCAAGGGCGATGACATAAGCCGCTCTTTCGGTGGCAGAAAGTGATAAGGCAACATCGAATGGCACCCCGTTCCGAATAAGGTACAGGCAGTCGATCAGGACTGGGTGCCGAGCAAGTTTCCCACATTTGACTTTGGATCTGGGTCTTCGTGCTCGTCTCTGATTGTATCCGCGATTGCTCGCAAGCCCTCGTCGCCCAATCGATCGATCAAGCTCTCAATCTGCGATTCGGTCGCTGGCGGAGGGACCGGGATACCGTCGATTTCCAAAACCGAGAACGCCAGGCCCGCCATCGACAGCCAAGGTTCATTCTGGGCCAGGATTGGTCCGGCGGCTTTGAAGAGCCGTAAAGTGTCGAGTGCCGTCAGATGCCGCAGTGTCAACTGCCGTCCTCTTCCATCAACGGCCGTGAATGACCTGACTGACTCTCGTACGATAGCTTGGGAGGGGGTCATCAGATGCGGCGCTTTCTAGTCGCGTAGAATTCAAGTTTCTGTTTCACGCTGGAATCACCTTTCCAGGTCCCGGCGTTAGCCAACTTGAATACCACGCCATCGAACTGATAAGTTGAAACGGAGCTGTCTGTCTCGGTTATGTACTGGTACATCGTACTGGGTTGGGTGCCCCCCCCACTGTAAAAACCTTGTTCGAGAGAAGAGATAAAATCCTCTAACGCGGAAGTTCCTCGCTCAACCTCGAAGCTTCCCTCCCAACCTTTGGGAAGTTCGGCCCCAAGCTGGGTCCCATCGAGCCGGCTAATCCGGATCGGGCTGGTCAGCTGTCTGCTTTCGAAGCTGGTGACATGGCTGATATCGACTCGTCCGCCAGGGCCCATCACCACAAGTTGAGTGTCACGGCCAATCGAGAATGCTGTTAATGCCACTGCATAATCTCCTAACTAACCTGACCCGTGGGGAGCGTCTGTCGAGAAACCTGGACGGTCTGCCCTCCCTCGACATTGACGATGAACCGCTCATTGATCGCTTGATATTGGATTTGCGAGTCTGATTGGACATAGCCTAGGCCGGTGCGGGAAGATGGATTGTTGCTCGTATCGCAGATTACGCTGAACGGAAGGGATCCGTCTGTGCTACCGAGTAGGCCTTGTCCATACATATTGTTGAGGAAC